GAAGAAGTAGAAGCAGCCGAAGAAGAAATGGGCTACGCTACTAAAGAAGAACTTGCCGAAGTTAAGTCTATGATTGAGGAAATTAAAGCTATGCTTGAACCTAAAGAGGATTTAAGCGAAGAAGTTAAAGAAGACGAAGTATTGAAAGAAGAATTGTCTGCTCCTGCTTCCGAGCCTTTGAAACACAATCCCGAAGCTAAAGAAGAAAAAACATTGAATTTGCACGGACAAAAACGTCCACAAACTACAATGGATAGAGTATTAAACAAAATTATAAACCAATAAAATAAATTTATTATGCCTAAACCAACAATTACAAGTACTTATGCAGGAGAATTTGCAGGGAAATATATCTCAGCTGCCCTATTAAGTGGTGCTACTATCGAAAACGGAGGAATCGAAGTAAAGCCAAACGTAAAGTTTAAAGAAGTAATCAAAACCGTTTCTACAACTGGATTGATTGCCGATGCAACTTGCGACTACACAGATGCAGGAACTGTAACGCTTAACGAAAGAGTTATCGAGCCAGAATCTTTTCAAGTTAACCTTACACTATGTAAGAGCCAATTTCATTCAGATTGGGAAGCGGTATCTATGGGATATTCAGCTTTCGATTCTTTGCCCCCAAACTTTAGCGAATTTTTAGTTGCTCACGTAGCAGGAAAAGTTGCTGAAAAAACAGAGCAAAACATTTGGAGTGGAGTTGATGCTAACGCAGGAGAATTTGACGGATTTGCTACTTTGGCTGCTGCTGACGGAGATGTTATCGATGTTGTAGGAACTGCGGTTGATGCTGCAAACGTTATCGCTGAACTTGGAAAAATCGTTGATGCTATTCCTTCTTCACTTTACGGAAAAGAAGATTTGTACATTTATGTTTCACAAAACATTGCTCGTGCTTATGTACGTGCTTTGGGTGGATTTGCTGCTGCTGGTCTTGGTGCTAACGGTGTAAACGCTCAAGGAACTCAATGGTGGAACAACGGAGCATTGTCTTTTGACGGTGTAAAATTGTTTGTTGCTAACGGACTTGCTGATGATACTGCAATGGCTGCTCAAAAATCAAACCTTTTCTTTGGAACTGGACTACTTTCAGACCACAACGAAGTAAAAGTATTGGATATGGGAGACCTTGACGGTTCTGATAATGTTCGTGTTGTAATGCGATTTACCGCAGGAGTACAATACGGAATCGGTGCTGACATCGTTCTTTATTCTTAATAATTAATTAACCAATAAAATAGGGTAGGTGGGTTGTTTGCCTACTTACCCTTTTTTTTTAAAACCTTATAAAATATGGCTTGTTTATTAACAACTGGTAGAAAAGTACCTTGCAAATCGGCAGTAGGTGGAATAAAATCCGTTTACTTTGCTGACTTTGGAACTTTGGGTACTGCTACTATTGCTTCGGGAGAGATTACCGCATTTTCGGGAACGCCCGACTGGTTTGAATTTGACGTAAAAGGAAATTCAAGTCTTGAAACTACCGTAAACTCATCAAGAGAAAACGGAACAACTTTCTATACTCAAACTCTTAACTTGACTTTAACTTTCTTGGATAAAGCAACACAAGAGGAATTGAAACTATTAGCCCACGCTAGACCACACGTTGCAGTAGAAGATTACAACGGAAACTTTTTCCTTGTAGGACTTGATCACGGTGCAGAGGTTACTGGTGGAACAGTCGTAACTGGTGCTGCTATGGGAGATTTAAGCGGATTTACATTAACATTTGAGGGACAAGAAACTGCACCTGCTTACTTTGTAACATCTACGGTTATTACCGATGATGCTTCTGCGGTACAGATTGACCCAACTGCTTAATTAGTTTTTATTGATTGAAAAGGCACTCTTTTATAGGGTGCTTTTTTTTTGCATTTATATTAGTACAAAATTGACTATTTATTACGTTATATATATATGAAACATCTTACAACATCAACAGATGCACAAATAGTTAAAATTATCCCAAGAAGTTATGTATCAAACGCAACTTTAAAATTAAGGGACGATTCAACCAATACAGAGGTTTCTTATTCGGTTACGCCAACAACGGACGGTAATTATTTGGTAATATCAAACTCTTATACACTTGTTGAGGGTAGGTTTTACGATTTGACTTTATTAGACGGAACGGAAGTAATTTACAAAGACAAAGTATTTTGCACAGACCAAACAATAAGCCAGCCAAACAACGACTATTATACAGTAAATAAAGACGTATATAAGTCCGATACATCATTTGACAACGATTATATTATATTATGAATAAAACTATAAAAAAGGCAAAGAATCGTACCTATAATGCGCCTAAAAGCAACTCCGATGTTAGGGTAGTTAATTTAAGTACATATACAAGCCCAAAGATTGTTGAAACTAAAAATAAAAATTGGGTAGCCTATGGTTCAGATAATAACTACTTTCAATATCTTATAGACAGATACAACGGAAGCCCGACAAATAACGCAGTAATAAACGGTATTAGTCAAATGATTTTTGGGAAAGGATTAGACGCAACTGATTCAAACAGAAAACCCGACCAATACGCACAAGCAGTATCGTTGTTTAAAAAAGATGCAGTAAGAAGATTAGCCTATGACCTTAAATTAATGGGGCAATGTGCTATTCAAGTAATATACTCAAAAGACAGAACAAAGATTGCGCAAGTAGAACATTTGCCAGTTGAAACCCTACGAGCAGAAAAATGCAATGAGGACGGAAAGATTGAAGCGTACTATTATCATTCTGATTGGGCTACTGCAAAGCCAAGTGATAAACCTTTGAGAATACCTGCATTTGGTTGTAGTAAAGAAGCTATTGAGATTTTATATGTTAAACCTTATAAAGCAGGATTTTATTATTATTCTCCAGTAGATTATCAAGGGGGGTTACAATATAGCGAACTTGAAGAAGAAATATCAAACTATCACTTGAACAATATCCTCAATGGACTTGCACCAAGTATGTTGATTAACTTTAACAACGGTACGCCAAGTGAAGAAGATAGAAGATTAATCGAACAACGTATTGCGCAAAAATTTAGTGGTTCATCAAACGCAGGTAAATTTATACTTGCATTTAACGATAATAAAGATAGTCAAGCGGAAATAACTCCTGTACAATTATCGGATGCACACAATCAATATCAATTCCTTTCAGACGAAAGTACAAAAAAGATTATGGTTGCACACAGGGTTGTTTCTCCTATGCTTTTAGGTATTAAAGATTCAAGCGGACTTGGAAACAATGCGGATGAGTTAAAAACCGCTACTTTGTTAATGGACAATACCGTCATACGTCCGTTTCAAGACCTTTTAATTGATGCCTTTGATACAATACTTGCTTTTAATAATATAAGCCTTAATTTGTACTTTAAAACGCTTCAGCCTTTAGAATTTACAGACCTAGAGAATGTAGAAGATGAAGAAACAAGAGAGGAAGAAACAGGAGTAAAATTATCAAGCGAGGGTTGTTGCACTCATTTATCTAAAGATGAAGATAATGAAATGTTTGAAGAATTGGAAGAACTTGGAGAAGATGAAAATCTTGACGAATGGGAACTTGTAGATGAAAGACCAGTTGACTACGACCAAGAAGAAGCACTTGATAAAATGATTGGATTGGCTACAACAGGAACTGCAAGACCAAACGCAAAAAGCAAACAAGACGGAGAAAACCAAGAGGGAATACAGTTTAAAGTACGATACCAATATGCACCTTTAAAAGCTTCGACCAATAGTAGAGAATTTTGTAAGAAAATGGTTTCTGCTAAAAAGATATACAGGAAAGAAGATATTATATCAATGGGAGATAGAGCGGTAAATAAAGGTTGGGGATTGAATGGCGCTGATACTTATTCAATTTGGTTTTACAAAGGTGGTGGAGATTGTCATCATTTTTGGATGCGTAAAACATACAAAGCTAAAAATCCCGATGTTAAGCCCGATGTAGGAAACCCAAAGGCTGAAGTTAGTGTAAACCAAGCAAGAAAAAAAGGATTTACGCCCGAAAAGAACGACAAGAAAGTAGCACAAAGACCTACTGATATGCCTAACAATGGATTTGTAAATAAATAAAAAAAATGGCAGTAGCATTATTTATATCAAGAACGGATTTAGTAAGAAACAGTATCATTGACGGAAACGTTGATACTGACAAATTTATCCAGTTTATTAAGATAGCCCAAGAGATACACGTTCGTAATTATTTAGGTTCTGATTTATACAATAGAATTAGTACTGACATTATAAACGATACTTTAACAGGCGATTATTTGACTTTGGTTAATACATACGTTCAACCTATGCTTATTCATTTTGCTATGGTTGATTATTTACCCTTTGCAGCATATCAATTAAAAAACGGAGGTGTTTTAAAACATTCATCTGAAAATAGCGAAACAGTTGCAAAAGAAGAAATTGATTATCTAGTAAACAAAGAGAGGGAGTTTGCAGATTACTATACAAGACGGTTTATTGATTTTATGTGTTTCAATCAAGAAAAATATCCAGAGTATAATTCAAATAGTAATGACGATATAGACCCCTCACAAGATGCGACTTTTAATGGTTGGGTTTTATGAGGTACAAACCAAAAAACAAAAATATAACTAAATTAAAAAAATATCTAAATGATAGCTTGGGGACAAATAATAAACAGAATAAGTTTCGGAAAGATATACGGAAGTAGTTGGGTTGGAGAATACCCATTTTTAAATATTGTTTCAGATGTAAACGACTTTGATAAAAGAGTAATAAACGACGGAGGAACAATAGAGGGACATATTTGTCAAGTTAATAACATAAATAATACAGTATCACAATGAGCATATACGACAAAGCAAGTTTAATACAGATACCAAGCGGATACAGAGCAGGTGAATTATATTCTGTTGTTCCAAATGACGGAGTTGGAGATTTTACCTTTTCAAGAGGTTCGGCAGCTACAAGAATCAACGAACAAGGGCTTATTGAAACAATGGGTTCAACAGAGCCACGTTTAAATTGGGATGATAGTTGCCCTCATTTACTTTTAGAGCCTCAAAGAACAAACAATACTGCTTATAGTGAAGATTTTAGTAGTTGGGGCGATGTAGGGGTTACAATAACTCCAAACGCAATTGTATCTCCCGATGGCACGACAAACGCATCTAAATTAGTTTCTACTGCTAATAATTGGCGTAAATCTTCTTCTTTTTCGGGTTCTTCGGGCGTTACATATACTGTTTCAATTTATGCAAAATTAGACACTTCTACAAGCACAACAACAACAAGATTAGAGGTTTATAATGGTGCAGGTTCATTGGCTGCTAATTATAATTTATCAAATGAAACAATATCAAATAGCGGTTTTACAAGTGTATTTATAGAGTCTTTGGAGGATGATTGGTACAGGATAGGTGGTACTTATACAGCAGGAGGAACAAATAACATTTTATACATATACCCAAGTGCAGGGTATGGAACAGCAGGAACGATGTACTTTTGGGGAGCGCAACAAGAAGCAGGAAGCTATCCAACAAGTTATATTTCAACAAACGGAGGTTCTGTTACAAGGTTGGTTGATAGTTGCGAAATAACAAGTGGCTTGGAAGATGTAATAGGACAAACAGAGGGTACTTTATTTATTGATTTTGAGTATTTATACGAAACCACAACAGATAGTAGTACAGATGCCAGTAGGGATATTTTTACACTAGGTACAGCATCGGATGTTAGCGAAGGCATAAGTTTTGATAATTTTAGAAGCCAATTTAGAGTATTCGTTCAAGGTAGTGGAATGACTACACAATCAATAGGTAATAATAGCACAGGTGCGTCTCAACCGAATACACGATACAAACTTGCAGTAAAATATAAAACAGGCGACTGTAAGGCATATTTAAACGGCAGTTTATTAGGAAGTGGAACAGGAACTGTAAGTTTTGCAGCAGATTTAGACGGTATATTTTTTAGCTACAATAGTCCTAGCCGACCTTTGAAAAATCAAAAGAAAGTATATTCTTTGTCATTATTCAAAGAAGCATTATCTGATAGCGAATTACAAACATTAACAACTTTATAAAATGAAACTATTTAAAAAATACGAGTTCAATTCAAAGGAACAAGCCGAAGAAAAAATCAAGGATTTAGGTACTTCTTTTGACGAATTAACAGAACAAGAATACGCAGACCATAATCACGCTATTGTAAAGTTGGGATATTTGACAATCCAAGAGGGAGTATATGAAGCAGATGAGAAAGGAGAGCCTATCGAAGTTGAAGCTCCTGTACTTTCTGATAAATATTCGGTAGATGTTCTTTGGGATAATTTAGATGAAAGCCCATACGGTTGGAAGTCTTATGAA